AACTTCACATGGGTAGAACCTCGAGCATCGAGCTCTAGACTGGGAACATCGGTAGGGTTCACTACGGTGCTCGGAAGGGCCGAATAGGGATCATAGGTGACCATGAATCCCACACGCGCTGAACCGTCGGTAGGTCCGCAGACAGTTCCAAGGTAATCCATTGACCCTCTCCATTCGGAGTAGCCAGAAGTCAGAAGGTTGCAGTGAGAAGGCCAGCCGGTGTGATGGGCTGACGTCCATTGGGCCTGCAAACAAGGAGTGATCGGAACCACTCCTATGACAGTCTTAGCTGCTGTTGAGTTGGAGAAGGTGTAGATGCCGTGGAGCCATGGGCGCATAAGGGCCTCGCTGATTGTGCCAGAGAGGTTATCATTGAACGCTTCTGCGGCGTCGGGTAGGTTGGCTCCGGGAGCCATTGTCATTGTAGGCAACATATCGACTCCCGCGCCAAATTGCTGGTCAAGATTTTCATCTCGCCAGACTCTCATTATGGGGGCCACATTGGGAGGACGGTCAAGTCCAATCAAAGTGGTCAATGAGGCGATGCTGGTGGCGATCTCGGCAGCATCTTGCACTGTGTCCATGACAGTCGTGAGTGCGCTGTCAGTTCCTTGCTTTACAGTGCCGAGCAAGGAAGCGGAGCCTGCGGCTGCCGCGGCCTCAAGCTTGGGCTTGCGCTGTTTGGTCTGGGCAATCTGATCAAGAAGCTGACGCCTCTTGGAGAGTTCCCTGAGCTGCATGCGCAGGTAGCGTGAGGTCACAGTAGCCGACATGTCCCATTGGTTGGAGGTGGGGTTCATCATCATGCCTTGCAGCATGACGCCTTCGAGCGATGCGAAGACACGAACGGTCACGGAGTTACCCAGACCGGTCGTGCTCAGCGGGTCGAGGACGTTAATGACGACTTGGCCTCCTACAACAGAATTGTCGGGCCACGTGGACGTGTTGGGGTTGAAGAACAGGTTGTAGTACACAAAAGGAATGCGCACCTGCAAACTCGTGTTCTCTGCCAGGTCGATCTCGTAGGAGGGGGACTGAGATGAGACCGTGAGGCTGGTGTTGTCCGGGAAGACTGGGTCTCCGTGAATGGCACGAGCTGTGCCAAGGAAGGAGGCGCCGGTCCAACAGGGCTGCACCGCTGCCTGCAAACGGCCCCACAAAGTGCGGGCTCCGTTGACGTCGAACCTCAGGAGGATGTAAGCGTAAGCCATCATCGAGAAGTAAGCCGTACGGGAGGCGATCTGGGGTTGGGTCAGGATTGACTTCAGAGGGTTGAGCGTCTGAATGGCGATTCCGGAAGTCGCTGTAGTTACAGCGAAGGTTGCAATCTCGTAGACACGAGAGCAAGCTTCAACTGCCTGGTTCTCAAAAGACATCATGTCGGGGGGCGATGAGGTCTCAGTTACTTCAGGCAGGACTGCCTTGTCGGCAAAAACGGTCTCTCCAACTGCAGTATCCTCGGTGGTCTTGGGAGTATCACTAGTCGTGCCACCGGTCACGCTAGAAGAGGCAACAGAAGACTGAGGTTCCATCTCGAAGACGGTGGTCGGTGCTTCCGCAAGTGAGTCGTCAGAGGGCAACGAATGCGATGCCCTGATGGTACGAACTCGGGCTTTGCGGTAGAACGCGGGCACTATCCTCTCAGGTTCCTCCTCCTCTTGCTTGCTTTGGGCGCGCTGTTTGGCGACCTGCTTCGTGCGACGATGTTGTTCGTAGTCGCTAGGAGTGGGCCGCGGGTCAACGCGCCTCATTGGGCGAGGTTGGGCACCCGACATCTTTGTAAAGAGCTGGTCCTGGGTCCAGATGTCGAGGTCCTCGCATTCCCCATGTTTTCCAGGAAGCCTGCGCATATTGACATGGAACAAATAGCGCGGGGGGACATTGTCCAGGTACACGTGCATGTGCACGCGCTCTCTGAAGTACCACTTCTTGAAGTTGATGTAGTAAGGCACATCGTAGTGCAGTGCCTTAAGTGCATCCTCGAGAATCCTGCGGTAGGCAGGAGCATAGAGGGTGTCACCACACAACTCCCAGACATGGTATTCAAAGATCGCGATCTGCGCGTTGTCCTGCGTGGCCGTTTGAGTGTCCAGGCCACGACTGATCCAGAAGGGGATGTCATGGATCGCTTCAAATTCCATAGGGGCAAGCCAAATGCCCGCGAACTTGCGGAAGTAGCGCTTGAGGAAAGTCGCTTCTTCGATGCCGTAGTATGCCTTCAGCTCCTTGTTTTTGTCAGGAGAAGTGAGGGAATAACCTAGCAGCTTGCAAAAGTCGCGGTACGTGTGGTTATTGAACTGGTCAATGTACTTGCCGGAACTCGCTGCGAACTTGTCATCCCCAGCGGCAGTCTGGCGGTGGTGGGTGTGGAACTCCTGGAAGGAGAGATGAGTAATCCACTTCCAAGCCGCCTTCATGAGGACGTTGTTGATGATGGAGACGATGATGAATGTGTCCAGTTCACCGGAGGGCCAAGAGCAGGTCGGGCGGAAAACCTTGTCGACTACTAGCACGAGATAGCGCACGTGCGAGTCAAGCAGGCGTTCATAGAGCTGCTCAAAGTCCTCTCCAGTGTGCCGGGAGATCCATTTCGCCGCGTGGAAGCAGATGCGTCCAAGGAGGGGAAACTGATGACGAAAGTCAAACTGTTCTTGGTCAGAATTCAGAATGTGCGTCCAGTTCCCTCCATTGGTGATCCACTCTGCGCGGTGCGTCCAGTCCGTTGAATGGGGGTCGATTCCGAACGCCCACTCACTATCAGGACCGGCATGGGCAATGGCCTCCATCAGGGGGGCTAAGTCTTCACGCGCCTTCGCGTACTGGTCTACCTCGGTGGTCGAGATGAGACGCGAAGAAAGCGATTTGACTTTCGCGATGGGTCTGCGCTCGTCTTTCAAAACTTTGACGAACGTGGGGGTACGTTTCTGCCAGAACACCTCCTTGTACTTGTCTTTGACTCTGAGGTTAAAACCTTCGCCTTCGATGATCTCG